AATAAACATTTCATCTCTTCTTCTCCTTCCTGTTCGATTCCTGTATTCTGGTTATTTTTTTGTTCGCTGCATGCAGACGCTCTACTGTCAATCGCCTTTGCAATCAGCTCCGCAATTCCTTTTGTACCTAAATTTCGATATCTGGCCACATCACCTGTGCCAGTGCAGAATAATGTCTCCACGATCATGCCAGGCATATTAGATACATTCAGATCATGGTATCCCGAACTGTACTTTACACCACGGTTAGCAAATCCTTTATTTGCGAAATTCTGGCAGATATTGCTTGCGATCGTGTTCATTGTCTGGTTAGATGCATCGTATAACCACACCTCTGTGCCGCCCGCTGACGCCGCTCCTGCCGCATTCATGTGCAAGGTGACATAGATATCGCACCCCGCACTATTCGCCTTATTTGTGCCGTCAGACAGCTCACCAGACACATTGGATGCGTTGGAATTACAATCAACCACAGTATGACCGACAGCCTGCAACATTGGTGCAAGCTCATTGTAGATTTTCCGCACTTCTGCCTGCTCATCGATCAGACCGATTGCACCTTTACAATTCGGGGAGTGTCCTCCCCTTAAGCCAATTTTCATTCTTTCTCTTCCTCCTGCTCTTCTGTTTCAAATGCTTTTTCCAGTTCCTCTACGGATACTCTGCCAAATTCGTTCTGTTCGCTCATGTTCTCACCTCCTTGTGCGACGTCGCACAATAAAAGAGAGCCTGTTTCCAAGCCCTCTGAAATTACCTACTTATATGTAAGCGCCCTCTCTGAATCTCTTGTTCCAGGTGTTGTTGGGTCTACCACTACACCAAGGATCGCCAGAATCGCAAAGAGTGCATTGATTACAGTCAATAACTTATCTCCAAGGTCTCCAAGGTCGATGGTAAGACCAAACACTGCCGCAATTGCCTGTATCAACAGCAACAGTGCCGGGATCAGTGCTACCCAAAATGCCTTGTTTTTAATTCTTACAATCCAGTTAATCTTTTTCATTTTACGTCCTCCTTAAAAAAGCATTGCTGCTACTGCACCGATAATAGCTCCAATGAGAGCGGTAACAACCCCATCCCATCTCTTAGCTGGTGTCTGCTCCAGATGCGTCACTTTTGCAGTTAACTGCACCAGTGTCTGGTTCATAAAGCCGACCTCTTTGGTGAGCCCCACCATTTCCTGTGCTAATTGATGTACCACGCTCACAACGTCCTCTGCTTCTTTCATTCGATGCTTTAATGAGCCGATTTCTTTTCCGTGCTCTGCAAGTTTCACTTCTACTTCATTTTCTGTCATGTTTTCCCTCCGGTTTTTTAAGTATAAAAATAAGACCATCACGGTCTTGCTCTAATCTCCATATTCGCTCCTTTAATCAATCATCTGTAATCCACGTGAACGTTGCGTGACGTTCTGTCCATCCGGCATTCTCCACATAAATCTTGATCCCCCCATCTTTTCCTATACCGTATCTTCCCGTTCCAAATATGTTAGGTCCTGAAACTTCACTATAGGGAGCAAAGAAATCCATAACCGGTCGATATCCTACTGGAATTTTCACTTCGTTGAATGGCCCGTATTCGCCACTTCCCGGAAATTGTGCAATCATTGTGATCTTGCATGTTACCATACATCCTCTTCTTTTTAGTTCTATACGGATGTTATTAGCGGAGTTTGCACTTGTATATGGACCTTTCACGGTGCTGGAATCGTAATTGCGATACGCATATATGCTTATACGTGGGGATACAGAATTTCTTGCATATATCATTTCATCCTCAAACTGGATTGTCGTTGCTTTTCTTGTATTTTCATTTGTAAACATGATGTTTTGCAAGTTCACGTTCATAGTAGCTCGATCTGTTGTCGGAGCCTTACCAGAGAAAGCCAAATACGCATTACTCAATGACGCAACATTTTCCACTGCTCCTTGCACGATTTTCTTGCTAATAATCTTTCCGGATGTAACATCGATAAGCATTGTTCCATTCTTATCCTTAATAAGTCCGGCAGTCACAGTTCCGAGATTTGCGGCAATCGCACTTAACGTCTCTACATTCAGATTCTCTACAGAAATGTAATAGATCACCCATTTACTTCCATCCCATCTTTTAATCGGCTCTCCGCTTGCAGTCTGCCAGAGCTGTCCAACCTTTGGATTTTCCGGAGCTGTTGAAGACACGATAATGCCGGAATCCCCGTCTGCTCCATTTTGTCCGTGCACTCCGATAATCACGGGAGTTGTCTTGGTGGATGATCCGTCTGTGTAGGCATAGACTTCGTAGCTCCACAAATATTTTTTTACGTCCGTCATGTCCTGCTTTGTAGTGCTCCACCCAGAAGAGGATGTTGTGATTCCGGTACTCTTTTCGGATGCAAGGTAGTACTTTGTAATAGATTTAATTCCAACACCGTCTTGGCCATCATCCCCTTTGTACTTCGACCACTGATAATCTGCGGGATTACTACTTTCTGTCGGTACTTCCTTGTTGTAGGCGAATCCGATGTAATATTTTCCATTCGGGCTGTCAGACATCCCGTTTCCGCTGGCATCATCCGCATATCTCACCCACGTATAGTAAGTTTTCCCGTCATCTCCGGGCTTCCCTGGTACTCCCTCTCCGGTGATTCTTGCCCACTGGTAATCTTCCGGATTATTGGACATTACCGGAGTCTCCTTATTGTAGGCGATTCCCAAGTATTCTTTTCCGTCCGGACTACTGGACATTCCATTTCCATATTCGTCATCAGCAAATTTAAACCATGTGTAATAAGTTGTTCCGTCCTGACCATCCTCTCCGTCCATTACATCCGTGATTGTGACCTCGTAATACCCACGTTTTATCCCATTTTCCATAGCCTCAAACGAGTACACCGCCTTTGTATCCACGTCCGTAGCATTTACCGTAACGCTCTTACCAACATAAAACTCATGCCCATCCTTGCTCCATCGGAATTGTAGCTTGTCTGCCACATCCACGCCGTTATCGTAAGCGTAAGCGGTCAGAGTAGTGCTACCGGTGCCATTTTTAAAGATAACGCCGTTGTTTGTTGAGATAGAGCAAGTATAAACCTTATTTTTATTAATAAGGTCTTGCATCCTCTGTAATAAGCTGTCCGAAATTTCCGATGTCAGCTCTTTGTAGTTTGTAAATACCGTCTTTGCAGTTTTTGGATTGGTAAGACTCCTGATCTGTTCTGATACTCTTGCCTGTAGATAAAGGACTGGTGTCCACTCCTGATCCTGCATCCTTACCGTATCCCCGATGTTGGTGTCAAAATATCCGTCCACCTCGTAAGTCACCACCGGTTCAGATGCTGTTTTAAGATCAGACAGAGCCATGCTATAGAGCTTGTCCTTGCTGTCTGTATCGTACTCTTTACGCATCAGGATATAAGCATCAGCCTTATTTACGATGTTGGATGGGAACCGGTCCCTTGCCTGCGGTGCGCGGATGATCGCACCGTCTGTAAAGTACTCGATATTGCCGTTTTCATCGTATTCTTTCTTGTCAAGACCATTGATTGTCAGACCGTCCTTTCCGGTCGGCTGGATGCAGGTGTAAAGCTTCTCGGCATCTGTGGTTTTTCGAATTCCGGTAATTCCTTTCCCGTACCGCAGTACAATGTCATTCCGGTATTCTCCGACTCCGCTGTCTGTATCGGAGTGTTTCCGATATACATTTAGGACAATCTCTTTTAAAGAGTAGTCTCTGTTCAGTACTGTCTCAAATTCGATCTCCGCAGAAAAGACATTAGCCAGGGAGAATAATCTCTTTAATACGGACGTTGTACCTGTCCATTCGTTGGTGATCCGTTTGTCCGACACCTCATTGAGTCCCAATTTAAGCGTTCTCTCAGCATCAAAGACGGCGAGGTACTCTTCAAAACTCATGGCTTTTCCAGCTTTGTATTCTCCAGCATCCTCGTTAATAAGCTCAAACGACAGCGACCATGCCGTGGCAGTAATCGTCTGCTCTGTTTGGTCTGTATTTACAATGTTTAAGTAGTATGATTTCCCCTTGTAAGTAAATGCCACCTTATTCCCAGCTTTGACATGCTGTGCGTCTGGATGCTTTGCATTTACCGTAAAAGTGTAAGCATTCGCCGTACCCTGTAAGTATTCGTGTAGCTCATCATTCCAGTAGTGCATGGACTTTTTATGCCCGTTGTCCATGTACGCTACTGGCGTGTTATTTGTGCTTAGAATCGCAATTCTGATGTTATCCATTACAAATATACCTCCCGTATTTTTGCTTTAATATGCGGCGGTGGAGATGAAAAGGAAGAATAGCAGAACTGGACTTCCGTTGTTCCAGGTGGAACTTGAAAATAATCCGTCCCCGTAATCTCATCTCCTTTTGCCGGCATCCCGTTTACATAGACCTTTGTACTCTCTCCGTCTATAGTCACCACGTCACCGGCACGATACCGGTTCGGCACATCTCTGTATTTTTCCACGTTATCTTTGCGGAACCAGATACTTTTTAAATAATTGTGTGTGACCAGCTGATTTCCAAGATCTCTACTTCCCCACTGCCCGATCCAAATCTGGATTTTTTCACATTCCATGTCTTTGATCTCCGGTATATTTCGCTCCATGTAGGTCCCACACCAAAAAATCCGCAGCTTTTCGCCCTCTTTTAGAAAGTCGTTGTGGCATCCCATTTTAAGATTAAACGGATTGCCCTCGTAGGCTGTCGGCTGGAACTCTTCTCGTCTGATTAAGGTGTTTCCGGGAGCAAACCACTCGATACGAGCCGTATTACCAACCGTATCACTCTTGTTAATAGACATGGCGCATATCACCTTGTTATCTCCAGTCAGGAATGCAATGGTCTGTGCTCCTGTCTGCCCCATCAAGCCGGTTTCGAACCAGTGCTGGGTGTAACAGTAAAAGTTCTTCGCTCCACGTCTGCCCTCGCTGTCCACCGGGATAGTAAGTGTTCTCATTCCGCCGTTCCAGTACCCGGATGTTGCCTGTCCACCTTTTAATGCCATGACGTTATATCCGGCAACATTCTTGACTTCGAGCGTTCCCTGTGTGGTGTTTTCCGGATTCTGATAAGAGGTACCGTGATCGTCTTGAAACAGACTGTAACCGTTAAACAGTTCTTCAGATGCTTCGTAATTCTCTCCGTCCGCCTCTTCTTGCTTGCCGAGCTGGATCACTCCATACTGGCTTACCAATCCAATAAACCCGTTTTCGTGCTGGTGCGTGATCTCATAGTCCACATCCGCCCATTCGGTGCCGTTGTTTTTAATGGTTATGGTCTGGTATCCATTTTCCTGTACTCCGTCAAAGGTAAATTCTGCGGTTGAGTACGCTACCCCATCCGGAATGAGCCATGTGATCGTGCCTTTCCCAAACATTGCAACCTGTGTTATATCAAAATTACCGTCAGGGACAGCATAAAAATAGCGATCCGGATAATTCCCAAACACAAGCCTTTTCGGCTCTGTGACGTTCAGGATTTTCTGAATCGCGTCATAGCTTGCCAAGATATCGCCTTTAATTTCAAAGGGCATTTCAAGCGTCTTTGATTTATATGTTATGTAGCCAAAATCCTCTCCTTTTGCACTTTCTGCTCCGTCAAGGAGTTCCGACTCTCTATTTACTCCGCTAAACGGAGAGAACCCGGACAATACACTTAAATATCGCCCGAGTTCCTGATCGTTGAATTTTACAGATAAACTCAATCTCTGTCTCCTCCTAACATCTTCCGAAAACTCGAATTCTTTTCTATTTGTTTTTCCATTGGTGTCGCAAGTACTCTGGACGTCTCAACAGAATCAATTTTATTGATAATTTCAAGCGGCCGGTTTGCGAGTCTGGATAATCGATCTACTGCGTAGATTAGATCATCGTTGTTGTTGGCTTTTTGAATTCCAACGCTTTTCTGGTACGTTTGACTTCCAGCGCTTTCCGGCACTGATAACGTTACACCACTCACAGATGCGGACAACTGAGACACCACCTTACCGGATACTTTTTTCATCTCTTTGTACGGCATATACTTTTCGTACCCAGTACCTACACCCATTGCAAGGTATTTTCCGACTTGGTCTCGCATAACTCTGGACGGTGAATGAATTCCGAAGAAGTCTTTGATAGACGAAACAACGCTGCTTGCGAATCCTCCAATCTTATCAATAATCCAACCAGTCATGTCGGATATTCCGTTCCACAACCCCTGCACAATATTGCTTCCGATTGATGCCATCTGTCCGGGAATGGAAGAGATTGTACTTACGATAGTACTTACAATATTCGAAGCGGCATTTTTTACTGCAACGATTGAAGTTTGTATCACATTAGAAAACCCAGTCATTGCAGTTCGACCGATATCGCGCAATAAAGTTGGCAAATTTTGAACAGATGATTTGATTCCGTTCAATATGCTTTTTCCGCATTCCGTGACGAAACCAACCATAGATTTAATTCCGTTTCCTAATGCGGTTATAATGGTTTTACCAAGATTCAACCACTGGAACGCCATTAATGTATCAACGATAGCTGCTATAATCTGTGGAATATTTGCAATCAGAGTCGGTATTGCCTGAATGAGTCCGAGCGCCAACTGACCAAGTAATTCAGCACCCTTCATCAGGATTGTAGGGAAATTATCATTGATTATGTTTGCGAATGTCGAAATAATTTCCGGAACTCGCTCAATCAATATCGGTATTGCACTCACAATTCCTTCTACCAATTTCTGCAACAACTCAAATCCTTTTTGAATCATCACTGGTGCAGCTTCTGCGAGCTTTTCTCCAATGCCCTGTATGAAATCAAGCACTTTCGGCAACGCTTCTGGAATTGCCTGTACAAATCCGTCAATCAGATTGCTCAGTAGTTCGTATCCTTGCTGCAGCAAACTCGGACCTTGTGTCGTCAGCTGCTCATATAAAGTTGTAATGAGCTGAGTTGCAAGCAAGCCGACAGATGGCAATATTTGCATCATTCCACTCACTATCGCCTGTATGATCTGAATTCCGGATGATAACAGCTGAGGTATGCTGGTGCTGATATTTTGTGCAAATGAGCTTATAATCTGCGCTGATGCAGTTACAATTCCGGGCAATGCTTGTATAATTCCAGTTGTTATGTTGGAAATGACTTGTCCACCGATCTGCATCATTTCTCCGAGTTTTCCAGAGTTAAGTGACTGCGAAAGACTGTCCATCAACAGGTTTCCAACCTCTGGGAGTTCTTTTGCAAGTCTTGGAACAATCTGCATCAAATTATTTGTTATATTTTCAGCCGCAGCCTTTACAGCGTCTGCCAACTCCTGTGGGGAACTTGAACCATTTAAAAAGTTGTCAAACGCGGCTTTTGCGGATTGCACAGAACCCTCTATGGTAGTCAATGCTTCTGCGCTTGTTGTTCCGGCAATACCCATATTTTCCTGAATCTTGTGGATTGCCTGAATGATCTGATCAAATGACACATTGTCGAGATTTTCTATTTTCTCGTTCAAAATGCCGCTATCATTAATCAAGCGGATCATTTCAGCCTGTGTTCCACCATATCCAAGCTTCAGGTTATCCAACATTGTGTAGTTCTGCTTCGCGAATCCCTGATAAGCGTTTTGGATATCCGTCATGTTGGATCCAAATTTATTCGCATTGTCTGACATGTCTACCATTGCCATGTCTGCTATTCTAGCGGCTTCTGCGGTATTGTTTCCAAGCCCCTGTAAAAGTGATGCAGAAAAGCTTGTTACAGTCTCCATGTACTTATTTGCGGATACACCAGCTGTCTTATACGCATTGTTCGCGTTATCAATCACTGTCTGTGCGCTATCTTTAAATAGCGTCTCAACACCGCCTATGTTCTGTTCCAAGCTTGCAACAGAATCAAGAGACATTTTAGACACTGCCCCAAATGCTGCAGCAACGCCAGCTACTGATCCGGCAATCACTTTCAATCCGCCGCTTGCAACGCTGCCAAGTTTGGAAATCCCTGAATTAAATCCAGATTCGTTTATTTTTGTGTTAAATTTTAATGAGCCATCGTAACCCATACTATCCCTCCTTTATGGATAGCACAGGCTCAATGGCTCAATTTAAAGTGCTTAAATCTTAATCTCTACTTCTTTTTTACATGTCCGGCACTTAATAAATACATCGGTACAGACAGTTGCATTATCATAAATCAAGAGTTTACACCCACACACCGGACATCTATACCACTTTCTTACCAGTGGTGGTTTCTTTATTTTGTTCATCTTCATCACCTCACATGAAAGCGTTACCGATATCATAATCCGTCAGGCCCTCAGATGGTAATTGAATTGATTTCTGGATCTTTTTAATTCGTTTTCTCTCTTCTTTGTCTTTGATTTCCGATAAATCAACGCTGCGGTACATTATTCGCTGCTTGATTTCTGTATCATCAGACAGACCATCGAAAAGCATCCGGAATTTCCACCAGTGCATATATTTAATGTCGATTAAATCAATCCCATAATCCCTGAGAAAGCCGGATAATATATACGGATAATCAATGGAGTACGAGAACAAATTTTTCTTCGGCTTTTCTTGTGGTCTCCCACAATCACCTGTCTCCGCAACCTCTACGCAATTTGTATCCATCGTTATAAAGCAGGACAATGCGCTTATAGCTTCTTCGTCTACAATCACGTCATCGATAAAATATTGCTGTATGATCGCGAATTTTTGAAGAGCATCAAGCTCTTGGACTTTTAGCATGTCCAAAAGCCTGATGTATTCACGGAAATCCGTAATAACCTTGATGTTTTCACCTTTCACATTTACTGTGTTTGGTAACTCTTCATAGAAAAAATTCATATTATTTCTTTGCACGTCTCTGAGCTCTATTCGGAGTATATTTGCTAACAACAGAATTTCTTCTCTTGTTTACGGCATTGATTTCTTTTTCACATACAGCAATGAACGAATCATAGCACTCTTCGCAAACTCTCAAATTCATTTTCCCGTCAAAAAGTTTTTCAGAAGTACCTTCTCCGAAAATCCCGTCGAAAATATCATAAAACAGCAAACAATATTCTCTGGTTATTTCGGATATTTTTCCAACCTTTTCAAGCTTCTTCTCCCTCGGCTCGATGTTTTCAAATACTTTTTCATACCTTTCCAAAAACTCTACATCGTCCATATCGATTTCAAGCTCTACGTCATTCCATTTCCACTGGCTCATTGGCTCACTCTCCTATTCTTTTTTGTGTTTTTTACCGCCTTAAAATCGGCGGCAGCTACTCCCCCATGTAATCACCCTTAGTGTAAGTAACTGTCTTGGATGTAATATCAGTCTCTGTAACATATCCTTCCTCGATGTCGGACACAGATTTAAGAGATCCGCTATACACAAGCGCATCCGTTCCGTCTCCGTCCGAATCCGGGATAACCGCATAAGTACGCTTTGTTGCGTAGCATTTATCCCCTTTGTCACTTTTCTTGAAGAAATCGACAACTACAACCTCTACATGTGCGTCATCTCCAAGTTTTTCACCATCGTGGATTGTTGCGATTTTTTCGTGTACCGGGTTGTTTGTGTACCGGTCAAACGAATATTCAATTGCCGGCGCGTACCCCACAACGTCTGCACGCTCCGCGATCTCATCCACGTACTGTCTGGAATACTCTTTCGGGTTTTTCCCGTTTGTCATGGTTGTAAAATTCGTCATGCGTTCGAATTTTGGTGAGCTTCCAGTAGCGTCCGTGTTCATGTATGCCACCCGTTTGTGGCGTCCAACTAATTCAGACTTTTTCTCTGACATATTTATACCTCCTGTGCATAAATTAAGCGGCACTCTATGCGATACTTGGCATTTTCGCCGTTCATATCGTACAGGTAGCCACTGTTTAAAGTTTCGATTGATATTGGATTCTTCTTTTCTCCGAGTTCCGGTAGATTGCCATTAAAACTCTGCTGTTCCAGCCACTCTTCAAAACTCTGGAAGAATCCACTGTTCTCAATATTGATTCGCGCGTCCTGATCGTATTCCTCTTGGCTTGAAAACGCAAACTGGAACTGCTTTTTTGCTCCACCATCCATGTATCTCTGGATAATCGGATCGCATGGAAGAGGATCGATGGAATACCCCATATCTGTTCCAATATAGTCCACGTTTACACGTCCGTCACTTAAAAACGGGCATGTGAGGATGTATAATCTGACGATGTCAATGAGTTTTGACATAGTTCGCCGCTCCTTTCAAGATAGAGTCTTTGTGCCGGTTTTTCATGCGCTCAAACCATCGTGATTTTTCCTTATGCTCGTAATACTGTCTACGTGCATAAGGCGCAATCTGATTGATCTCACCACTGCCAATCACAGTGCCAAGAGTCGCTGACTTAACCAGTGCTCACGTCCGTCTTGGAGTCTCCGGGTTCATACGCCGGATGCATTCAGAATCAACAAACTCCTGTGCGCTTGCGAAACCAGATTCCATATTCGGTTTAAAGCTCGGATTCCAGTCAAGCCTTGCCGTCACTTTTCCACCTTTTGTTGCTTGCGTATAAATTACACCTCTCGGTGTCTCAATCTGGATTTTTTTCTTTCCTTTTGCCACTACACTCCCACCACCTTTATATGCGGATTGCCGCCAAAAGTATTGTAGTTTGCAGATGTAATTCTAGTCTTGTCCAGTCCGTCCAAGTCCTTAATCGTCTGCATGTCAACCTTGCAATCACCTTTTACAAGGTAATCATCTTTCTTAATTTTCACGCTCGTATCCGGGATTCTCACCGTGTAAGCGTCTGCTTGCTTTAATCCATCAGTCGTGATCTGCGACTTTTCATTTTTGTACCACCATACCTCTGGGATATACGTTCGCTCCCACTCATCCAGTCTGGTTTCCGAGTTGTATTTCCGACTGTACAGTGTTGCATCTGTGTTGGTTATCATGATTCTACCCCCATATACAAGAGTCTGGTCGGCTCAAGATAAAGCAACAATGTATCAAATATATTCCTTTTAAGCAGATCGTCTGTTGTTTCTCCATTTCCTCCGCTTTCGTAGCTGACGGAGTATCCATCCGTGTTTTCAGATGTGACCACACGTCCAGAATGCTTGCTTCTGACCTTTTCATCATTGGCAATCAAATCGCAGACAGCGCAGGTGGCAAGCTTTACTTCTTCCATTTCCATATTGTCATCAGCGCGCCCGAAGGTAATCCTTCGGACATAAGCTGATGCTGGAATAACAGATTTATCAAATTCTTCATCTGTTAAATTTCCCCTATATTCAGAGACGTAAAATGTATAATCCGCATACAAGTTCATTTGCATCAACTCCTATTTCTACTCCACTGCAGTATGTACATAGATAGCCACTTTCTTGTTATCTTTCGCCTCTGCGATACCTACGGTACGATATCCGAACTTCCAAGCATCTGCATCCTGATTCACTTCCGGAGTAATGATCTTAGATACAGTGTGCTTCTGATTCTGGATTACTGCATTCTTGTCAACAATCAAGAAATCAATCTTCTTACCGCCTGTTGTTGTAAAGCCGCCGGCTCCAGATGCTGTCAACGTGACTTTGTCGAAAAATCTTCCCTCAGGAACTTCAATCACTCCAGCCCAGCCTTCCAGAACTTTCTTGGATGCCGTTGTATCAAGGTCCTCAATATCCCCTTTGAGTGCGGCAGAGATATACAGATAACAGGTTTCCGGCTTTGCCTCCGCATTTTTAATAGCGGTCTTGCCTTTTCTAATTGCTGCAATTCCGGCTTTAGCATCTGCAATCGCTGCTGCCACTTTATTAGCAGATAGTGCGTATCCTGCATAAGATGCAAGCCTCCAAGCGTCAAGCTCCGGAACAACCTGTGTTCTCAAAAATTCTCCAGAAAGACGTCCGAAGGCAACACCTGCAGACTCGATATTGTCCATAGCGTCCACAGTGAACATACGGCCTCGATCATAAGTACATTTCTTAGTCTCGTACTCAAGTGTCACGTCACCTGCAACATATCCTGTCTGCTTATTGTAATTTGCAAGACCGGACATCGTCATTTTCGGAATCAAAATTTCATTTGCGTTTGCACCCTCTTTTACAAGTTCGTTTGGACCGTCTAATACGGCTGTAAGGGATGCCAGTTTATAAACCTCATCAAGCATAGTAGAATATGCTTTTCTTAATGCAATTGTATTTGTCATATCTTTTTACCTCATTCTTTCAAAATTATTTTTCTGCCGGAAGCCCCATAGCTGCTCTGATCGCCGAGAAATTATCTCCACCTGTGCCAGAGCCGCCAGTTGCTCCTACTGGGTTCTTAAAAGGCTCATCAGAGCCAAATAAATAAGCATCAGACTCCTTTACGGTTTCCAATGCTTTCTTGATGTCCTCAGACTGGTTTTTTGAATCTTTTAATGCATCCATATCAAGCATAGCCATGACCGCTTTTTCATTGCGTCCCCCGGCTGTCTTGATTGCTTCTTTGATCGTGTCGGAAAAGATGCGATCCGCTTCTTTAGCGGCATACTCAGCATCCTTGTCTTTCAGCTGCTGATTCAGCTTATCAATTTCTCCCTGCATAGCTGTTGGGTCAACATCTTTAAACTTTTCCAAAGATTCCGTTGTGGTCTCAAGCTGACTCTTATAATTGTCACGCTCCCCCTCTGCTTTGGTAGTCTTTGCCTTTTCAGCGGCAATGTCTTTCCCGTTCTCTGCCATGATTTTATCAATGACATCCTGCTCCAATCCAAGTCCTTTTAAAAATTCTGTTTTCATGTTTCCATTCTCCTTTCGCATTAGGTTGTTTAAGGTGTGTAACCATCCACCACGAATTGACTGTTTAAGGTCTCATCTACTGACCAAAAAGGCATAAAAATAACACATATCTCTATGTGCTAATGTCTTACTTATTCGATTTTACAGTAACGCCTGCACCTGCTCTTTCAAGCTCTCCGGTACATTATCAATTGTCAAGTGTCCACCTTTGATTCTGTTCGCCAAAAACTGTGCCATCATTTCACCTCCGCTTCCATTGTTGCTAAAATCAGCTCCTGCACCGCCTGATCTGTGACTTCCTGCGCCGCCTGTGTTGCTTTTAAGTCTTTCTGCAATTTCCCGTAGGCGCTCATACCGTCATCCACTGCTTCATATTCTTTGATTACATTTTCTTCTGTCTCTGTATAGCCAACAAAGACAAGGTTGCTAAATCCCTCTGGTTTTTCCTCTTTGAGCGGCTTATAGCCCTCTTTCTTGATGGAGCTGATTCTTACAGTTCCGTTTTCCATGATTTTCGCATAGTTCATATCATATCTCCTTTCGATACGTTACTTTAATGTCTGGGTCAAGCTCCCCTCCGTCCGCTGTGATGACTGTTGTTGGGTAATAGGTTTTTAATGCTCGGATAGCGTTTTGTTCGGATTGTGGTAGGGGGACGAATTCTTCGGAATCGTCCTTATACAGAACGTGCAATGGATTATCTGCCAAATACTGTTTATATGCATCCAGTGTAAGTTCCACCTCTTCTGGGAGAGTTATACATAGGATTCCTAAATTATTTATAGTAATACCTGTATCTTTTTTGTATCCTCCCATTAAATAGTCATATCCTAACAGTTCGATGCAGAACGGTACAACTATTGGGAAAGTAATGTCTGTCCTATAAAATATTTTAGACGCAGGTTGAATTGACCACTTTCCAGTTTTTCCGTCAATCGTTTCATTCACGGAATTATACAACCACCCAATCTGTCCGCCCTGTTCCACGAGCTTATCCCACTTGGTTATCGGGCGGTCGGATGTGAGGGTGAGTGTTTGTTCTTTGTAGGGTTCATGTTCAGTTAATGTCTCTCCTAATTCGATTTGAATGTCCATTTCTTTTAGGATGTTTACATCCTCACTCCGATAAAAAAATATGACATAAAAAGCCCCATCATCTTTAGTCGTTATTTTTACGGAGTTTACATCATTGTTAAATGCTAACGCACCACCATAATATATGCCGTTGTTAATCGCACCGTTGACATTTAAGCTTTTCCTTTTTGAGACTGTATACGTGGTATTCGGTTTTACCTTAAAAGTTGCATATTTCCAGTAGGTAGCATCTCCCTCTTTGTTCTGATAGTTTTCGCTTTCTGCGAAATAATTAACATCAAAAAGATTCTTTCCTACTACTTTCACATCCACTTCATACTTCCTTGTTTCCTCATTCCACTTCCCAGAGTTTTTAATTTCCTGCGGATATTCTTGACTTGGGGATGGTTTGCCGCCTGTGTAGGGTTCGTAAGGAATTTCTGTGCTTCCTTCGGATAAAATGATATCTGCTTTCGATAGATATTCTTCTTGTAATTCTGGTGTACTATTTTTATTTAATTTGAATACAATTTGACCGCTTTCTCCTGTGACAATGGTTGCACTTTTTTTATCAGTTCTTGTGAAAAGCACAATCATTCCATTAGCTGCAGTATTGTCATATTTTTCTTTATTGCCAATAAACATTACTGTGGCATCCGCACTTGGCGACATTCTATTTTTAAATATCGTCATACGGTATGATGTATTTGGCTTTAATTGCAGATACTTTCTCCTGTAACCAGCACCCTCATCCGCATAAGTGCTTATATCCACAAAATCCTTATAATTAAAGAGATTCAAACCTTTTGCAGAGAACTGCTCCGTCTTCCCACCAAGCTCCAACCTTTCAAGCGGAGCATCCAAGCTGTTCGGAAGTACCAACATCCCTGCCCCCTCTAGCTCTACCCTGTCATAATTCGGTGGCTGTGGAGTGGAGACTCCCAGAGGGCAGATCATATCAACACCGATGATTCCTGTTCCGTCTACCATTTTAAGCATTGTACTTCTACTCCTTTTTCGCTTGTTGCTGTGGGGATGATTTGGATGAGGTTGCTCTTTCCACCACCGTAGGAACCGTACTGCAATACCTGTGCGGTCTGCGCCGGAATCAGTACGCTTTGTTCTTTTGTTGCGTCCCTTTCCAGAGATGCGTAAATATCACCGTCCGTGAAATTCTTGACCAGAAATTCTGATGACGCTGTCTCAAATTCAAAAATCAATGTTGCTTCCGCTGTCGGCTGTCTGATTACTTTTACTTTACTCATTTCTACCTCCTAAATCGTTTTGGTACTGGTGCTACTCTGCCACGCATATCGTAATAGATGCGCTCTCTTTCTTGTTGTAGACCCATTTTCTTGCAAAATCTGGTGTATTCTCCCAGTTGTCCTTGATACTTTGCTTTCGCAAGCATCACATCGTCTGGATCAGCTCCGCCCTGTTTTAGTAGCACAGCCTTTTCTCTCTGTGCCCTCATAGCGGTTTCCATTTTCCTCTGTTGCTGTCTGGCTTCGTATAAGGTGTATTCCTTGCCGTTAAATGTCTTAGGTATACTTTCCTTGCGGTTCTGCTCTGCAAGCCATGCATCAGACCAATTCCGCTCCGAGACACCTTTTACAAAAGGATAATACTCATGATAACAATTCGCACCAAGCAGTCCCGTAACAGTCCCAAGACCGCACACCGTAACAAGTTGTTCCTTTGACCAGACCTTCCCTTGCCAGACAGCGTGTGATGGTCTCGCTCCGGCGTGCCACGCGACTTCGTAATGCTCTGTCCCAAGCTTATCGGCGTTCATTTCTGATATTTTCCTGGTAAGCTGTGACACACCCGTCATAACCGCTCTCCTTGCCGCCACATCTACCCTGCAGTGCCATCCAGAAGCGTAGTCAATGTTTCTTAGTCCGCTGTTGGTGAGTTGCGTGACCACCTTGCGAATCATGGTATTATAATCAAATGCTCCGTAAACAACGCCTGTAATAGCCTTATCCAGATATCCTTGGTAGATGTCGGATAATGGAGTCATGACGAGCCTACCGCCGCCATAATCCACATAAAATCCCATGGACTTTGTGACGTTCCGCAGATCATCATTGCTCTGCTGGATAAAGCCATCTGCAAGCTGTTGCAACTCCTTATTATCCTCGTAAGGGATATATTCTGCATTGACCTGTTCGTATATGTCTTTGTTGCGGACATATTCCCAGTCGATAACCTTGTCGTACAATTCAAACACTTCCGGATAGGACAGATTCAGCGTGGTTTTTATCATCTTTTCGATGTCCTCAGAAGAGTACCCAATAATCTGTAGTCGGTTAATCTGCCAGTCGGCTGTGCTTGTGATTTTTCCCGCTTTTTTAATCCGGCGAACAATGTCCTCGAGAATCATCTGTTCCAAATCAAGAAAATGCTTCTCGATCTGTCCGGATAGCTGCTTTTTGTAGTCTTCCCTCAATTGGTTCACCTACTCCATTACTTCGATCTGCTCTGGCAACATCTTTTTCGCTGTGGCTTCGTCCTCGTTGTACCACTTCATGCGGTATTCCAAATGCGACATCACTCCCATGCTCACGTCCTGTCTGTCCTGCTGACGTTCTGTCTCTTCATCGGTCAAAATAGAATCATTGAATTTACAAGAGAACTCATATCCCGAGTTAAGCATGCTGTTGTAGAATGCAAGCCCTGCGGCAAAGTCCTCTAAGCAATCGTATAAGTTATTCTGGATTGCCGTTACCCGGTTGTATTTACGATTCTTTGATGCTTTGATTTCCGTGGCTGTTTTTGCCACTTCCTGCACATCTGACAGGTCTCCATAAGCAAGACCTACAGAAAACTCAATCTCTCGCTTGTACTCTTCCAGTCCACGCTTAAAGGCTTCGTCCCTCATTTCTGGGGAGTATTCTTTTAAGAGTTCTTGGTCTTTTCCAACGTCCAGATTCATTCCTCGATACAATTTGTTTTTGAGTTTTGGGAGTCCAAACTTCCCGGTTGCCTTATCTTGTTTAAGTGCTCTATTATCCACATGGATAGCACGCTCACCCGATTCGTATTCCCAGTCAAGCCTTGCCCCCTGTGTATCAGTTTTCCGGATCAGTGCAACTGCCGACTCGTACACCGACACTCCGCAGGCGGAACCATCTATTTTATTTTTAATTGGATTGCGATAATATCCAAAGTCCATACGGTTCATGCCGGGATAGGTAATCGGTCCAGGTAGGATATTCTCCCATTCTTCCACCGCTTCTAGGCTGCATGGAAGACCGATATCATTCGCTGTCTGAGAGTGGAAACACTTGTTTTCTATAGTCAGATTCCCGTCAATGAAATAGTGCCGTTCAAGCCTTGTGAAATAATCAGCGTCCCCAACCTTTTTTACGGTCAGAAATGCAATATCATTTGGCTTTCCATCATCCCCAAAGCTGATCGGTATGATCTTGTCGGCTGAAATAAATTCAGCAGCCGATTCTCCCAGTGGCTTAAGAACGAATGACCCAAGCGCAAGCCCTTCCTGCAGGTTTTCATTCAGACTCACGATATTCTTCTGATAAATCTTGTTCAGACGTTCATTTGTTACACTGGTTTCCATTTCAACCAGTGCACAGTCCGCAAACTCTCGGCAGATTCCATCTTCAATCCCGAGGGAAACAATGCTGTCAGAAATCCAATCTGCATCACCATTTAACATCTGTCTCCATCTGTTGATTGCATCTATCATGTCGTTGGATAGTGCGATATCTTTGCCGATGATCTGTTTTAATGTCGTGTACCCAAACATCCTCATGATTCCTTTCCATAGTTTCTTAATTCCATCAAACATCTTCCACCTCTTCGATTAGGTATTTCATGTCACGTTCGATTGTGTATTCGAACGCATCCAAGCTGTCAATGTCAGTGCTGCCGTCATCCAAACGCTCATCTTTCCCGACAGCTTCTTTGTTCCAAACTGCATCCGAAAAAGCAGTTTGCAGAGATTCGCAGTCTTTTGTAATAAAAAACCGCCCAGCCCCCATGAGCTTGACGGTGCATCTGATTCTGTCGTTTATAGGTCTTTTCTTTGCTGGTTTGACAGCTATCCACGGAAATTCCTTTTCCACGGCATTGCGGATAGAATTACCAAGGACGGTTTCTGCATTGTCCCAGAATACGGACTCTACGTTACAATACTGTACATAGTCTCCACTCTTCACGCACACAGAGTAATCATCTATCACTTCTTGTACAAACTCGCAGAACAGCTTGTTCAGTCGATTACTGTCGATGTCCTCGTTTTCATCCTTAGCCATGACTCTTCTGGATTTTAAAGCAATCACGTCTCTGTAGTTGTCCGTATATCCTCTGGCAACGAATGAGTGACCAGATTGATTGCCACCAAAGTCCAAGCCAATCTCGATTGATGTGATATCCTCTTTTCGGAATTGCTTATGCTCTGATTCCTGTGAGAGATTATCCACGATTTCGCACCGGAACGCTTCCGGATTGTCTGCGAACCTCTTGTAGATTGATCCGTCAGCCCTTTTCCATAACCCCAGGATGAGGCGGTCATAATAGATTGTACCATCATATTCCTTGCAGAGTTGCTTAACAAATTCTGGATCCAGAAATGGATTATCAAATATCGTGTACTTTTGGAGATAGATGTCCAGCTCTACATTGTCGATGAACTCTTTGAGCCAGTGCGTCGGATGTTCCGGGTTGCAAGCTCCATCAAAGCAGGAGTACGTCTTATCGAGACGGGATTTAAGCATCTGGAACACCTCTTTGTTCCATTTTGCTATCTCATCTCCGTAGCAGTACTTAATGGATGCTCCCTGTATCTTTGCGACTTGGCTGACCTTTTCCGCTCCGAGACAATAGACATCCTCTCCGCATACTCTTGCCACATTGCGGTTGTTAATGTTCCCGATTAGATCACTGGTATAGATCTCTCTCATCGGTTGGAGCACGTTTCGCTCAATGGATTCTTTAGAGACTCCCATTATTACATTTAAGCCGGGGAGTCCAGCTCTATCTCGGATTCTTTTTGGAACAATATAAGCAGTATCTACAAATGACTTTCCAGAACGAACCGCTCCGGACTTGATATTCCATCTATGAGTTGCGTTTATGATGTATTCATTCTGTTTTTTGCTTAGCTGCATTGTCATGCAATCCTTTCAAGATTTCATCCAGCTTCTCAATCGCTGTCCTATCTTCATATTCCTGCTTATCTCTCCATTTGTCCGGTTTCCGGTTCTTCAACCAGAAGATCTGGGCTGTAGTATCCGGTGCTACTTGCTTTGTGACCTTTTTCGTAGTTTTCATCTCATCGAGTTCCGGTATGTATTCTCTGGTCGTTTCCGTGTACTCGTATCCAAGCGCACGTTTTAACAGAGCATTCTCGACTTGACGATCAACGACCTCTTTTCCTCTTTTTAGGGTGTCCGAAATGTCCGAATACTTGTCTTTCCAGGTATTTAATGTGCTTCTGGAGATCCCGATATTATCTGCAATCTGCTCGTCCGTCAGACCATCTCTCGCCCATCCCTCTATCTTTAGCAAGCCTTCCGGCTCTAGCCATTCCTGATATTTACCTTTCGCCATCCGACTCACCACCTTTAAAACATAATAAAAGCACCCATCTCTGGATGCCAAGAATTTAGGACTACTGCTATGAAAATTACAAATGCCAGCAAAAAACCAAAATAACCAAGTACACAATCAAAATTTATAAGAAAAAGGAGGAACCTTGCAGTAGTCCACAACGGGTATAGCAGGACTCGAACCTGCGACACATCGGTTAACAGCCGATTGCTCTACCTACTGAGCTATACACCCGTAGGATGCCTTTTATTGACATCCTTTACCCTATCCGCACTCGGGTGCTGACACTAAATATAGATCGCTGAATCTATTTTTTGTTTGTTTTTGCAGATCTGCGGATATCTGCGTTTTGTGATATCACTCGTAGCACTTCCACGGCATTCCGGATTTTTAATATTTACCATGATATGCTACTAAACCGTGCGCGGGGTTCGAACCCGCTTGTCCCAACTGACCACGGCATAAAAACACCGCCAGACAAGAAAGGGTGAAAGTCCGGCGGTGTTCCGAATGTTTGGAAAGATTGTTTTAGAACAATATACAATCGTCCTAGAATAATTATAGCATATTATTTTTGTGAAAAGTGTGAAAGTTTAAGATAGTCACTTATTTTTTTCGACACGTAACTTCTGTCAATATTTACTATCTCCGCAACTTCATCCTGCTTCTTACCCTCGAGAAACGATAACTCAAATATCTCCTTAATCTCCGGATCATCAATCCCATTTATGTAGTCCTCTACTTCTTTTTGCTCTTTCAGGATCCGCAGCCTGTCCGCTTCTTTTCGCCTAATCTGCTGTCTTACATTCTCTTCTTCGTAAGGATCATACATTTGTACTGATGTTCGCACTTCCGTGTATGGGAAATCTGCACTGGATCCCGTTACCTTCCCCATGACAACAGTCGATTCCCGTTCACAGAGTTCTTGTATCTGGTTCTCAATCCGGATAAGTCTATCTTTGTTTGGCTTATACTTTTTCAGTGTTTTCTTGTCCAACTCTATCACCTCCCGGAACAGGATCTTTTATGTTGTATTTTTCTGCTATGTAGTCCACAGCGTCCTTATTCGTCCTCTCACGGCTTTTAAAATCACAGGCAAAGGCTTTATGCCCCTTTTGCTTTAAAGCTGTCTCACAGGGCTTTCTCGTTGCCATCTTGTGTGCTTCTATCTTTCGGATGACTCCTGCCGTTTCCTTTCTACGTTTCATAGCATCTCTTGTCATTCCTGCATCACCTCACTATCTTTCGCACAATCCAATCCAAAAACACCACAAATAACAGTATCGGGAATCCCGCAGCCATCAGGTAATCCGCGCCTTCTAGTTTTACATCCTCTTCGATTCCTGTCTTTAGGGCAATCACTGTTCCAAGCCCCAGGATGTAATACAGGGCTAGGAATGCGATTGTGATTAAAATGTCCATGTTATTCCTCCCACCTATTATTCCATCCTTGCCTTGCTGCATCCTGCGCAATCATCTTGTCATCCCGCCACGCCTTAATTGCCACATAAGGCCCAGATGCTCCGCAAGCACCGCACACTACCCTATATCCTTTGCTTCCCATTCTCCGGATTCCGACTCTTCTGTCACGGCATCCGCAAAATGGACACGCTTTAATTTTCATTCCACATTCTCCTTATCCACATACTTCTCCACAATATCTACTGCACAAACTAACCCATAAATATAGCTTTCCAAGCACTCCGCTACACCACTTTCCCCATGTTTTCGCTTTTCTTCCTTCAGTGTTTCGTAGGCGTCATTTTTCATGCTTTCGATTTCTTCCACGATTTTCTCCGGGATATTCATTTTCCCTCTCCACTTCATTGTCGTATTTCAGGCACTTTCCATCCTTGTACGCTACACATTTCTCTTTAATACACGGATGCAACACTGGTCTGATAAAATCTCCATTCCCAATAAGCATTGCTTTTATCTCTTCTTTTCCCGTTAAATCAGGGCAAAATAAAATCATCTATTCCACCTCCTCATATTCCGGACACTCCACACAATACTCATACCGGTCCATTCTTGCGCACTGCTCTTTGCACACTTCGTTTTCTGGGCATTCTATGCAGCAACGATCGCATCCGCATATACTTGTTAATTTGCATCTTCCCACTAGTCATTCCTCCTACTACGCAAACCTAATTTGCTGCTCATCCTCATATATTTCTATGTTCGGCACCCTATTCCCGATTTTTAAATACGGGCAGTTTGCTTCTACCAGTTTCTGTGCCATGATTGGCACTACACTGTTTCCGATTCTAGCTACTTGTTTTGCGATCGGATATCTCCTGTATTTGTAATCCCTGTCAATGATGTAGTCCTCCGGAAATCCCTGCATTAATTTAAGTTCTTCCGGTTTTAACATTCTCAGGAAAATATCCTTCATGACATACTTTTCGCCTTCGATATCCAGAATCACATTTACCAGTCCGAAACGATCTTTTGTAGTAATCGTTGCAAGCGGATTTGAAAGTTCTTGTCCTCCGCCAGTTCCGTAATACTTAATTAAAAACGCAGATATCAATCCAAAATGTCCAGGTGATGTTGTGATTGTGTGTAAAGGTTCGTTGCATCCCTGTCCGATTCCACTTTTATAAAATTTTGTAATAAAAGCTGTCACCAGCCCGTACCTATTTGACGTGTCGATTGTTTTAATTGGTTCTGTCAGCAACTGTCCTCTTGATTCTCCAATTTTTGTTTCTCCGTGGTACTGAATCATAAATGCAACAGCATCTTTATTTCTCACGATATAGGGAGATGGATTGTCTATTACATATTTTCTGATTCCATTTGCAATCCTTTTCATCGTTGCATCTGCCAACGGTTTCGGTCTATCAAATATCGTTTTCCCTAAATCAGACCAATCGATATATGCCCCGCATTCCTGCCATTTCGGATCTCTGGATTTAAAATTCGTCTTTTCTGGCCACACGATGTCTTTTCCATCTCTTCGAAATATTGCATACCAGCGCTTTCTTGTAGTTGGTGCCCCATAGTCTGCCGCAATAAGCTCTCTGCAGTCAAAAATATATCCAAGACTTTTCATAGCCGTAATGAACTTCTTATAATCTTCCCCACGCCGTTCCTTAATCGGATGCCCGTTTTCATCCAGAGGCCCCCACTGCTGAATCTCTTCCACGTTTTCCATGATAATCACATCGGGGAGGATTGCTTTTGCGTGCTTGTATACCGCCCAAGGCAAAATCCGAAGCCCTTTTTCCCTCGGCTTCCCACCTTTCGCCTTACTGTGGCTGGTACAATCAGGACTCGCCCACATTAAAGCAACTCGCTTTCCTTTCACATATTTCTTCAAATCCACCTTGAAGATATCTTCTGTGAGATGCAATGTTTTCGGATGGTTTGTCTTGTGCATCAAAATTGCATCCGGATCGTGATTAATTGCAATATCTACTTGTCTTCCAAGTGCCATTTCTATTCCTACGCTCGCTCCACCTCCTCCGGCGAAGCAATCTATAATCAAATTTTCCATTTTCTCAGAAGCCCGGTATACCCTTGCCCCGGCCGGAGGCTGGCTCCTTTCTATTTTTCGTTTATTTTCTTCTTATTTCCTCGCAACTGCTTGCAAAGCTCTTCCCGCTCAACCTCTTTGCTCCGCGTCCATCTTTTCGCTGCTCTTCTCTTCCGAATCCCAGTCTTATCCATGTACCGGATAAGAGTTTCTTTCGGGAATTCTATTTTCTGGATGTCATGCAAGACTTTATGGATATGCTCATCCAAGCATCCGAGTTTTACCATCTCTTCGATCTGGAACTTGTAGGGATCCAGAAAGTGTGCTGGTCTACTCATTTCCCTCTCACCCTATTCTTTCTCTTCCGCTTTGTGCTGCCGCGCGTAAACGCATCCATATTTCCGTGTCTCAATCCGGTAGACTGTTTCCTATAGACTCTAAAACCGTATCTTTTTCTGTTCATGTTTGCCTCCTAACTGAAACTTACTTCCGGCTCTTCCTGTGGACATATTTCTCCATCTGCTTCCATTTCGTTTATGATGATTTTCGTTCCCGCTCTTTGCAATCTCATTAACAACATGTCAAATTCCCCGAGATATCGAAGAGACTGGATATTCACACATCCTAAATTATCAAGTGTATGCTCTTTTTCAAAATCCCATTTTGATATCGGAATCTCGATGTTTAATTCTTCATCATGATCGTTTTCGAAAACAATCACCGCCCTATGCACAGAACTCCAAACAGGTCTTTCACTCTCTTCTATTCGCATCTCGCATCCGACCGATTCGTAGTATGGTCCATCGTCAAACTCCACTTCCAGGCCAGTTGTACTGATCTTCTTCTCGCACATTTTAATCCATGCTTCAAACAGATCCGTGACTTTAATCTCTTTTTCTTCCTGCTTGATTGATAAATCCTTAAAATTCTCCAGAATCTTTTTATTCTCAATGCAAGCATCAGAATTTACAATTTCAGTAAGCACCGTATCCAACTTTGGAAGGTATTCCGAAAAATCATACTTCTCTATGTACGGCACCATGACTTCTTCTATTTTTTTCTTCAGTGCACTTTCTACTTTTCCCCATCTAAACGTTTTTTCTATTGCCGATTCTATTGATTCCTTGAATTTATTTCTGAGGATTTCCTTTACTTCTTCCTCGGAAAGGCACTCCTGTGCCATTTTAAATAATTCTTCTTTCATTTTGCTCCTCCTTAATTTGACTTCAACAACTGCTCTTCCAGAGAGTCCATGTCGTATCCTCTGCGTTCGAAGTTATTTAAGTTTCTGCTTACTGGCGGTTTTGATTGTTTTTTCTTCTTTTCCGATCCTTCCGGTTCATTATCAAATTTACCTTCTAAAATCTTTTTTAAGTTCTGCTCTTTTATGATCCAGTTAAAATTCGCATTGAATTTATAATCCCCTTTGCTTTCTTTACCTTTCAGGAATTTGCTGTTCTCCGCTTTTATAAATGCGGTTCTGATCTGGCTAAAGCTGAATTTCTTACAGGCTGCATCAATATCTTCCTTCCTGCTATCGGAAATCCGCTCGACTCTATCAAAACTCTTACAGATATCATTAAATGTGTCGGCGATCAGCTGATAGCTTATTTTGCTATCAGTCTTATCTCTTACTCTATCTCTATTATCTAACTCTATATCTATATCTGTGTTACACTTCTGTACATTGTTGTTACACTCTGTTACATTCGTGTTACATTGTAACGCCTTATTTTTTCTTGATGCCCTAACACGTTCCGCTGATTCCGATTCCGAGCAGATTAAAGACTGTGTTTCCGTCATTAAAAATTCTGTTTCGGAACAGGGCTCAATAAGTCCTTGAGACAGTAGGTATTGTACAGTTACTTTCACATTGTCTGGATCTTCGTCTATTGTCAGGGCAATTTCTTCTGGAAAATTCTCTTCAATCCCCTCGAAAAACAGCTTTCCACCATTGTTTAAACTCAGCAGCTGCATTTTTAAATAGATAATGGTATATGTATCACCACCAGCAATTTTCCGTAACTTTTTAATTTTGGGCTGTGTAAAAAAATCTTTCTGTAGCTTAAGCCAGTAGTATCGTTTTGACATTAAATCACAGCCTTTCTGTATCTATCTGCATTCCAGACTGGTATTCGCGGTATATTTGCATCCAATCATCCAGTTCCATCGTAACAAGGATTTTATGATTGTTTTTCTTATGGAATACAGCGGGAAGATTTCCTGTTCTATTCGCTGCGGCATCTCTCTTTGCTTGATCCATCCAGTCATAAAGTCGCATCTGCTCTTGATGTTTCGCTTCCACATGAATTAAGGGGAGACCAACTACGTCTGAAGCATCACCTGTATTTCCACAGTATTGCGCTGTTCTGTGTGCTTCTTTATATCCATAATCACGGAAGATACCAGCTAATTCCCGTTCAAATCTTGCGCCTTTCTTTTTACTATTTACTGCCATTCCATTTCCTTTCTTTGTAGTGCAGGCAAGGTTCATCCTTTTCCTTGCCTTTGCACTCCCAAAATCTCTCGCAATGTATGCATTCTCTTGTTTTCTTCATGTGATCGCCCTACATGAACGGAAGTTCTTCATCAATTCCATCCGGAACGTTTTGGAATCCGTCAGAATCCGGCTGTCCATATTGCGGAGCAGACTGTCCGCTGCTTCCCTTGCTTTCGCAGAACTCAAAACTATTCACGATCAACTGCATCCCGTAATGCCTCACGCCGTCTCTTTCATAGTTGTTGTTTCTCATTTCTCCTTCGATCAGCAACTTTGTCCCTTTCCCCACATTGCATTTTTCAAATGTTTCCGCAATCTTTCCGAATGCTACACACTGGAAAAAGTCAGCTTCTGAATCTCCGTCTCTCTTAAATCTGCGGTTTACGGCAAAGTTGAACCTTGACACCACTTTCCCGTCATTTGTGCATTTCATTTCCGCATCTGCTGTCAGTCTTCCGCATAAAATAATTTTATTCATATCAATTCACCTCTTAATTTCCAAACAACGCCGCTGCTGCGCTCTGTCCTCTTTCGGAAGATTCAGTTTTTTCTTCCTGCGACTGTTCCATGTCAATAATCTCCGCATCGCTATCGTTATCGACGTATGTTTTTGTTCCGTCATCGTTTATCACTGCCATATCTGCATCCATTGCCGACATCATATCGATAGACATGATTCCCCATTTAGAGATCAACTGGCGCAGCATAGTTTTATACGCCATTCCGTCAAAGTCCTTTTCCCAGAACGTGTACCCCTTTTTCGCCTGATATCCTTTTGAATACTTTAATGCATGGGCTTCCATTTTCTTTTTGCTCCAATAGATCGCCTTTTTAAACCCATTCGTATACTCAAACATTGCATAATATCCAATGGTTTCAGCCTGTTCTCTTGCTTCTTCATCCTCAATCAGATGTACCTCAATCTCTTCATTCAAAGGATCAAAACGAACAAGCTCGCCCTCTTTGATCGCCAGTACATTCAGTTTTTTGTACTGTCCGGAACGGATAGCAAGCTGGATATACCCTTTGTATCCAAGCTGAAACTGCGCCACCTTACCTTTGTTTCTGTCGTTGAACGGTACAAGGTAGTATTGTCCAAGCTGCGGAGACGGTGAAAGGTTCAGCGATTCCCCAAGCAACGCACCGGAAAGGATTGATTGATTCGTGCATTCCTGCAATGCTGCATTGTTATTTACAGCCGATACAATTGCGGAAATAAATCTCTGTCCGCTCTTTCCACCGATCACATTGTTGATCTGGTTTTTAACTGCTTCCTGTGTTAAATATGCTGCGATTCCTGTGCTTTTTCTTGCTGTTAAGCTATTTTCTACTGCCATTTTTTATATCCTCTCTTTCTTATAATGGTTTAAATTCAATATTTCTGCTATCAAAGAATTCCTTCAGTGCAAGTGCATCTGCTGTTGTTAGCAATGCTTTAAATGCAATCCAGACTGGAAATTCTTTCACACCTGCCGAAGAAACGACTTCATTTTGTTTTGCAACAGGAGGATTCATGCATTCTTCAAAAGATTTTGCATCTGTAAATCCAATCTGTCCGGGAAGATCATCTTCTTTCTCCTGGAACTCTGCTGCCTTTTTCGCTTCCTTCTCTGCTTTCAATCTTGCCTGCTCTGCTTCATGTTCTGCTTTTTTCTTCTGGATTTCTGCAAGTCGCTGTCCTTCGCTTAACGCCCTGTTGATATCCAGAGTTGATTTATAGACTTCTAATGCTTCAAAGCCAAATTCCGGTAATTTCGAAAGCGTATCCACATCTTTCCCCACGCTTGTGATAAATGCGTTCATAACATCTTCGATGGACCTCATGGATGTTGTTTTGTTTAACCATCTACTGTCAAAAATACGTTCCAAAGAAATTTCAAACGGTGTCGATTTACTGTTCCAAAGTTCCCCGATTTGCTTCCGTTTTTCCTGCTTCTCGTACTCTTCAAATTCCTTAATTTGCTTGTCGATAAGGTTAATAGGATCATTAATAAGCTTAATTAAGGCGTTAATTTGAGTCTTAAATTCGTTAAATGGCTCTAAATAAGCCTTTTCCAGTCTTATTCTTTCGTCATTTAAGGCTTTTTTCAGCTTATTTAAGCTTGCTTTATCTGATTTAGCATCCTTAATTTGCTCTCCGGTGTACACTAAATTACTGTGGTCTTCTACTATTTCTTGTATTTCTGACCTTAATTCTTCATAATTAAATGTAATTTTCTCCGGCATTTTCACTTCATTGACTCTTAATTCCATGTTTTTCTCTCCTTTATCTTCTTATTACATCCGGAAGGATAAGCGGCGGGCATTCATCTCGCTCCACGTATCCCCAGAATCGTTTTCCTTCTTTCATCAGGTATTCCATGTCTTCTTTCACAACTTTTTCTTCTCTCTCGAAATGGTAATGTTTTGTTAGAAAAGATACCTTGCCATCATATTCACTTTTTAACTGCGCTTTTACTTCGCAAAAATCAGCCTCCAGAACTGCCATATATAGCAAGCATTGACAATAATAATTATCCGGGATTCTATCATCCCATTTTTTTCGCATTGTGCTATTCAGAATGTTCGTTGTCTTACATTCCCAGATTCCAAGTCTCCCATCTCCATCAAAAAGCCAACCATCTACTGAAGCCTGCGCCCAGGGATATTTATCATTGCGAAAACTGTTGTTTTCCTCATATCTCACTTGGTATTCTGGGAAGTCCAGCCGAAAGAGTTCTCTTAATAATGGCTCTGCCTGTGTACCGTATTTAATATAGGGAAGATTCGAAATGTCTTTCGCTTCTTTTCTCCCTGTTTTCAACTCCCACAACTCTACATTTGTCATGTATGGATTCTTCCCGATTACAGCGGCAATTTCAGAACCGCCGATTCCATTTTTTCTATTTTTAAGCCATTCTTCATGGTTGCTAAGTATTGTTTTTGTAATCATTTGACTTTTCCTCAAATTTTCTCTATACTTTAACTGATTTATTTTTTCCTGAGTGCTCGAGGGTTGCCGCCCTGTGACAGCACTCTTTTTTAATACCCAAACACCAGGTACCACGCCAGTAGCACCAAGATAAACCCGATCACTGCCACTCCAGCTCTGATCCAGTAAGGCTTGTCCTTTTCTTCTGGCAGCTCTACGGAGACTGACCGGATATCCCAACTGTTTAAAGCGTTGGGCTGTTGAGTAGTCTGGCATTGGTAAGTTCCTTTAATTTCCATGTTCTTCCTCCTTTAATTTCACAGATTTCTTCCCACGCTCTTCCAATCTGACACGGTAGTTTGTAAGATATGAGATCGCGCCTTGTTTCTGGGTTTCGGTATCACCGTCTATCCTCTCTGTGGATTCCAGAGTTTGAATAAATCTCTCGATCTGCTTAACTGTCAACCTCTTCATCAGATCACCCCTGTCTGCAACTTCATTGCCCGCTCCGCGGCTCTCATTTCTTTCTGGATAAATTTCTCCAGTTCAGATGTCCGGTACATTATGGCACTGTGCTTGTTGGCTGGATTTAATAAAAACGCTACCTGCTGCCCCGGTGTATTCCAGACTCTTCTTAAAAATTCTGGTGGGTATCCTTGCTTGATAAGTTCCTTTCTGCTCATAATTTCTTTTGGATACGTCAATTGTCTTTCTCCTCCTTTTCTTCTTCCTTTTTCTGACTCTTCTGCGAAGCCATAGCCTCCGCAAAGCCGAGAAAATACCCTTTATTCATGTCCGACATATCCGGCAGTGCTTGCGCCACTTTTCTGATGATTTCTTTCTCTTTCTCGCTCATGCGTACCTCCTTATGCTGCGTTTAAAAACTTATTTACAAAATACTGTTGCCCTTTACCTGTCACTTTTGGCGTGCGGTTAATCTTATTGCACCCGTTTCCATCGATATGTACGGATTCTTTAATCTCAAACAATCCCATGTCCATGCTCCTCTGTGTTGGTAAGTTCCAGTCTGTTCCTTTTCTCTTAATCAGATATCCGTTTTCACGCATCCAACCAAACAATCTCTGCGCTCCAATATTTACACCATTCTGACGCAAGATTTTAGCCAAATCGCCGACAAGAATAGAAGTGTTAGCTGTTGTAATAGCCTGTCCAAGCACTGCGTGCGGCTTCATTTCCTCAATCTGTGCTGTCTGCTCTTCAATGGTCTTCTGCGCTTCCAGAACTGCCAGTGCAAGAAGTTCTTTACCCTGCGGAACGTGCTCTTTGATGATATTTTCCATCTCATGAAACCGTTTGATGTATTTTGCTGTGAACTCCGTCCCTTTTACTCCTGTAAGCTTGTGAGCAATAAACTCGCATCCCTCTTTTGTGATTAAATAGCACGGATACTCTTTTCCTCTCTCGTTTTTGTACTTAGATTCTACAAAGAAATCTGACTCACCAATTTTGGAGAGTGAAAGTTGTTCGATGTATGTGCGGATATCTCTAAGCAATTTATCATGCGCTTTTCCTACCATCTCAGCAACTTCCCGGCTGTCTAATTTCTGTTCTAATTTGTTCAATACTTTTTACCTCCTATTTTTATTGCCGTCGTAACCTCCGTGGCGGGATTGCTTTCTTTTTGTTTATCTCCTATACTGTAAATACAGGGCACTGCCATGCCTGAGTATTACGAAAGGAGCGATTTTATGAGACGTTGTAATTCACCTTTTAACGGAAAGCAATTTGTTTTAAACAAAAACACTGGAGAAATTCACGATCTAGACCGCGAAACACCGCAATGTCAAATCGATGAAATAAAACCAGAACATGTTTTTAACTGCGACACTTATACAGAAGCTGTGATTTTTGCTTCCATGCTTGCTGTAAACAGAAACGGCTGTGCTTACTGCATGCCTGAAAAGAATAGAGGATAATCACTTTCTTGAGCTGCTTCTAATGTATGTCGCAGCTCTTCCTCTGAAATTTCCTTTTTTAAAGCCTCTTCCAGCTTTTCAGGCGTTTTAAATTCTTCCGCCAACGCAATGATCATCTCACTGAATTCTCGTTCAGCACTAATCGCTTTTAAAAGTTCGAAATTATTTACAACCCCTTTTCTCTTTCGATTTAAAAATCTTTCTACGAATTGCCATCCTTGCGTTTCTTTCAATTCTTCCCACTCTTTTTCGGGAAGCTCAAAAGATATTGCTGCGATGGATTCTCCACTTAAAAATGTTTTGCGTGTGCAAAAAATTTCATGCATCTCTTCACTCCTCCTTTCTTGTATTCTGTCCTCTGCATCTTCCGGGCTTGGAACCGGCTTCGGCTGCATTACAGTGCCAGAATGCGTCCGGCGGTTTATCAGAGCTGTTGTCATTTTCTTCAAGCCCAAGATCAATCAACATATCATTGAATTGATTGGAAATCTTTAAAATAAATTTTGTTAAAATAATAAGAGATTTCACATTCCCACGATCTGCTATCTTCCTGTGAGCTGATAGCAGATTTTTTATAACTGTCCTTCTAATGTAAAATCCAAATTCTTCTTTTATTTTCATTTTCATTTCCTCGCTTTCGGTTTGTTTGTGTTGTTGTTTTCTTGTTGATGAACAAATAATAACTCGTTTTACCTTGTTTGTCAATAAGATTTTTCAAAAAATTAAATATTTTTCTTGTTGACTAACAAGTATAATAATGATATACTGATTTCAGAAAGGAGGAAGCCTTTTGGAATTAAATATAGGAGAAAGAATTGAAATCTTAAGAAAAGACTTAAGTATGTCTAGGAGAGTTTTTGGAGAAAGACTTGGCGTCAGCGAAAGCGTTATTGTTAATATAGAATACGATCGTTTGAAGCGCCCAGATCAAAAAGAATCCTTATATAAGTTAATTTGCAAAGAATTCAATGTAAACGAAGAATGGTTAAGAACCGGAAACGGTGAAATGTTTATCCCGTTGACAAGAGACCAGTTGATTACAGACTTTGCTGCTGATCTTATAATGGAAAACGATACATTTAAAAAGAGATTAGTAGAAGCTCTTGCAAAGTTGGATGAAAATGAATGGGAAGTCCTAGAAAAACTCGCTGAGAGCTTAATTAAAAAAGACTAGGGTTCCCCTAGCCTAAAAGTTTTTTGCAGAATCGGTATACAAGTTCCAACATCTCAATGTTGTTGGACTTGTTAACCAATTCAATGATAAGTTTTTTGTAGTCCATTCGCGATCCCCCTAACTGCAAAAACACATGTTCGAAATCCCTAAACATATAATACTATTTCATTGGATAAAAATCAATATTTTGTTCGAACATTTGTTCTGTTATTTTTTGGTACTTATGTACCTCTCTATTAAGTAAACAACCTAAAACAAGGAAACTTACGCGAAATTGGACAATCGTCCCAGATCTGGGACACTTATTGATATGGAGAGTCGATAAGGTCGAAAATTCGGACTTCTAATCCTTTGGCAAGTAATTCCAGCGTGTCGGCTGTCGGTGATATTTCACCATTTGCAATACGGTTAATCGTTGATTTTGATATTCCGGTCGCAATGGATACTTGCCGAGTAGATAGGTTTTTATTGGACATGATCTTATCGAGTAATATCTTCATAATATTTTAATTGTAGTATATTCCAAATCTGGAAACTACAGGTAAATAATGGTAATGATATAACCGCTTCGGCGTTTATATAGAGTAAAGTGGTGTTAATGTACATAAGAAAGTGAGGAAACTATGAAAAAGAAAATTGTAGCAATGCTATTAGCGGGAATTATGGCATTATCAATTACAGCATGTGGTGGGGATGCCGAACCATCCAAAGACACCGAAACAAAGACAGAAGAAACAACAGACCAGAAAGAAGAGAAGAAAGAGACTTTGGATTTAACTGGAACATGGAAATCAGAAGAAGTCGAAGGGTCATATCAAGAAGCTACGATTTCTGATGATGTAATAGAAATAAATTGGGTGTCTGATGGAGGAAATACAAAATCACTTTACTGGGCTGGCACTTACGTTGCGCCAACCGAGCCAACTAACGATTACGCATGGACATCGGAAAACGATAAAGAAAAAACAGGGATGGCGTTACTAGCATCAAGTGACGATACAAAAGAATTTACATACAAAGACGGTGTGATTAGTTATGAAGCGTCCGCTATGGGAACTACAAAAAAGGTCGAGTTAACTAAAGAATAAAGCATTGAATTAAGAAAGGGGAACATGCATTGATTGATTTTCAGAACAAAAAAGTATTCAAATTAAGCAAAGGAAAAGAAAAGAACATTCCGAAAGAAGTTTTCAGCTTGCTTGTAACTAATGAAGAAGTGGCCGGGTATTACTCTTCGATGAGAGACTTCGTTGTTTTTACAAACAAAAGAATTATTGCATGCAACGCGCAAGGTATTGCAGGAACTAAAAAAGATTATACATCGTTGCCGTATTCAAAAATGCAAGCATTTTCGGTTGAAACTTCTGGCACTTTCGATATGGACTCAGAACTCACTGTTTGTTTTAGTGGATTAGGAACAGTAAAATTTGATTTCACCTCGAACTCAGATGTGCAATCTATAAATAGACTTATAGCGTCACACGTTTTATAAAATAAAAACCGCCCCTGCGCCAACAGAGACGGTATACATATCCGAAGATATGCGATTAAAATCCAAGAATATTGTATCATCTTCGGAAACAGCTTGCAAGCGGAACATATGTTTTGCGCTGGCTGTTATTTTTATACTAAAATTTAAGGAGATGATGAAATGGGAACTAAATACAAGCGCGGAAAAGACGGATATTTCCGCACAAAAGCATGGGATGGAACTTATAATACAGATGGAACGAAACACCGCCAAAATCTACAGACAACAAAGTCCAGTAAAGAGCTGGAGCGGATTGTACAGGAATTTAAAGCAAAGGTCGAGAGCCGGCAGAACATCCGGAAGACGGACATTACATTCCGGGAATACGCAAAGAAATGGAAGGAAGTATACAAGCACTCCAAAGAGGGTAATACAAAGGCAATGTACAGCAATATAATAGACAAGCACTTTATCCTACTTGATGGAGTTAAAGTATCCGATATTGGCAGAATCCACCTGCAGCTCTTACTAAACAATGCAAACGGAAAGCCAAGGACACAAGAGCAGATCTACATGGCATTTAAACAGGTTTTGGGAAGTGCTATGGCGGACAAAATCTATCCGCCGGTACTATACGAGGAAATCTTTGCAAGCATCCAAAAACCTAAATATAAGGCGCCGGATAAACGCCCTCTGACGGAATCTGAGAAGAAAGCTGTCTTTGCCGCAGAGTACAAATACGACAGGGATCAGGTCTACACATATCTGATCTATGGCTGCGGAATGCGCAGAGAAGAGACACTGGCTCTTACGGTGTTTGACTTTAACTTTAAAAACAACACCATTACAGTCAACAAGGCTTTTGAATTTGCAACCGGTAACGGGCAGCCTACTCTAAAAGGTACTAAGAGCGATAATGGAGACCGTACTCTCCCGATACCAACAAAGATATTGCACATTGTGAAAAACTTTGTAGAATCCGCAAGAGCGCGTGGAAAAACTTATATTTTTACCATGCAAGGCGGAGAACCGATGTCTAAGAGCAGCTACGATAAAATGTGGGTGAGAATCCGCAAGGCGTTGCAAGAGCAATCGGAAGAACAGATCACCGGTCTTACATCACACGTATTCCGGCACAACTACTGCACCAACCTGTGTTACCAGATTCCGAAGATCTCGATCAAGAGGATTGCGCAGCTACTGGGGGATTCTGAAAAGATGGTAATAGAGGTTTACAATCACATAATCATGGAAAAAGAGGATGCTGATGGGGCAGTCAATGATGCCATGAATTTTTAGGACAAACATGGGACAAAAATGAGACATTAGACAGAAATGAGACATTTAGAATCGTTTAAAATCGTTTGAAATCGATTATAGAATTAAGACATAAAAAGAGCGGAAACCCTTGTAAATACTGGATTTCCGCCACTTTAAAGCAATGAGCGTGCGGGGATTCGAACCCCGGACAACTTGATTAAAAGTCAAGTGCTCTACCAACTGAGCTACACGCCCGTATTCAATTATT